CCATAATCATTCTGCGTTGCAATCAGGATCTTCGTCGCCTCAATCCGCTCCCGTAGATTTGCCATCATTCCCTCCCGGAAACTCCTTATATTTCCAATACTGATCCGGTATCCTGCCCTGCTTGCCAGGGAATCGACCCGAATCTTGTTTCACGAAACATTTGACACCTGCAGCCTTGCACTGATTCACGATCGACGTGAGCCAGTCAAGATTCATTGGGCGGAAGTTATTTCCACTTTCGCCGCCTACAATTAACCAATCAATTCCGCGTGGTGGTGTGCAATCCACTGGAACAAGGAACGGATAAGGTGCCGGTAATCGCTTACCTAAATAACGGCTGATATCTATTTCGGCAAGAGCTGGTTCGTAAGAAACAAACATAGTTCTGATCTGAAATTGCAGGAGCAACAACTTGACGATTCTTTCATCCGCTGTTTTCTGATCTTCAATCGAGACACCGATTTGAACGTTTGGATATCCCCCGAAATTCCAATCTACAGGCAAATGTCCTATGATTCGTTGTGGACGTTTCGTTAAAATCTGATATGTGATTTGTGGCGTTCTGCGGATGATATCCCATGCCTCATTGCGCCACGGGTCAGCTTCCTCAATAAAGAAATCAGACCATGAGCAAGTGAAGCAAAGTTTCGGCGGATTGCCTTTCTTGACCCATTTCAGTGGATCATTGAATTTTGTTTTCGAACGGACAACGATATTCCCGTCTTGCCCGTACTGTTCTTTATCGCGGAACATATAACAATTTTTACAACCAGCGGAGACCTTGTGGCAGCCGTGCCACGGATTCCAAGTGGAACCGGTCCAGCTAATTCCGGTCTGTTCGCTCATTCCTTCCTACCCTCCGCGATCAATTGTTTGCCGATAAATTCCGTGTAGGCGGGAGGAATGGCTTGTGATAATTCTGCGCCTGTCATCCAATCGATGCCCATTGCCTCGGCGCGTTCGCTGGTAGAGAATTGCTGGCAACCGTCGCGGGTAGATGAACCTCCCGCCTTTCCCCAAACACCTACGGTCGCGGGCTTGATGCGCCTGCGATCCCGGCCATGTCCACCGTAGACTCCAATAACTTTTTGTCTATCATAGTGTTGGCATAGTGGTATCAATTCGCGGAACCACGGCATTTCGAAAAGTCTATGCCGTCTCAATTCTGCTTCGTTCGTTCCAAGATTGAACATGGAACCGCAAAGCAGGATTGGAAATTTCAGCGGTGCACCCGGAACATTTTCAATCACGTAAGGCTTACCGGATTCAATCAAAAGGTTTCGGCAAGGCTCGCAATCGTGATCTGCCGGATGATCTGCTCGTATTCTTCCAAAGAGTAATGTCGCGGCGGTGGATCAAACAAAAGATTCGCCTTGTGTTTATCCCGCTCCTCGTACAGTTCCGTCAAGGTCATTTCGGCGATAGGCTTGGTGGTGATCATGATTCGATTTCCGCTTTTTCGGGATGCGCGAATACTCGCGTTCGCAATTCACCTTCAATCCAGAGTAAGCTATCCTGCAAGAGTTCCCCAAGGTCTGCGTCAGCTTCACGGTCATATAGTCTATGGTGATGGCTCCGGATTTCTTTCAGCAAATAAATTATTTGTGAAAGATCAGAATCGGAAAATTTCAAATCATCATTCAGGCTTACTTTCATCACTACACCTCACATTCCGTGTTGTAGTTTAATTTTCTTCATACGGAATCCGCCTTTTGCAGGGTGCCCTTCCAGCCGTTCATTTTCCGCCGCCCATTCTTGCGTACTATTCGCGAACTGCGTAGTGATTTTATTTATGTCCGCCTTCGCCTCGGCAAGTTCGCCTTCTAAGGCTACCTTTTCGGAAATAAGCATATCAATTTGCTCCAGTGCACCTGCATAGATACCTGCCAGGTAGGCGAGTTCAGTCTTCTCGCTCATCTTTCCTCCAATTTACTCATCTGCTTTCACTTTGTTCTCTTTTAATTCTGCGTGCTTTAATTTTCTCGACACCACGTATTCTTTTTTTAAGATCACGAATTAGGGCATCTTCATAATTCTTTTTTCCCCAGATCACTTCACATCTATCACAACAAGTAAATGTTCCGTCTATCGAATATGTTTTCCGTTCCTTCCAGCTTGATCCGCAAGCAAGACAAAACACTCTATTCATGTAATATCTACGCTTCAAAATCCACCTCCGGTTTTTGCCATTCTTGTGCTCATCATTAAAGACCCCCCTTCTTCGCCTTGCTCCGTGCGGCCTGTCCAGCTGCGTACATGAGAAGCGCGTTCTCAGCATCATATAAATCCAAAGAGCTCAAACTGCCTGGCGGTTTACAAAATATAAATTTAAGGAACACCGCCTTGATCTTTCGTACCATCAAAACTCTTTCAATATTTGCACCATATCTTGCTGATTTTGCTTTCATAATTTTACCACTTCATTCCTTTTTTGATCGCGCCCCACATATCGCGCCACGTTTTGTTATTGTCATCGTGTAAATTCGGCGACGGGAATGGCCCGTCCGCAAAAATCATCTCGAATCGCGGAAGTTTCAGTGCGATCAAGGCTTTGGTGTCTTTGAAAAATGACGTGGTTAGATGAATTCCATCTTGGCTCCACATCATCTGGGCCCCAGGCTTCGGATATCCGTGAGCGCGGAATAGATTGATTATGTTGACCGATGACACGCGATGGATTTCATGTACCGCCTTTTGCTTTTCATTAATCCATTGCGAATCCATCCACGGCCAGTACAAGAGTTAGCCGTATTCAGTGTTCTTGTCATACCCCGTGGAAACCAGATTGTCGACGGTCTCAACAAAAAATTCGTTCTTTCGCAATTTTGCCGGTATCATGATTTCCCGGTAAATCCAGTTCTTTATTTTGTCTTCTGCACCAATTGATTTTCCAGCATCCTCATGACCGGTGGCCGGATCATAAACAATGCGCTCTTCGTTGAAAACGGTGTATACGATATGCCAGTCGGGGTATTTTTTCTGCGTCGCTTTAAGGATCTTAGCCACCCGCTCCATGTATCTCTTCATATGTTTCCCGATCGGCTGCGGGCGGTACACGGAAGTCGGTTCTTTGCCGGCTGTGAAGATCAACCATGCGAAATCTTTGTCGGTAAGTCCTGAGCGATCCCAGGATTCATAGAGCTCCTGCGGCATCAACCGCACACCCATCGTGTTATGAATCAACGGATGGAATTGACCTTTGGGAAGATACTTTTCATCGCCGTACTGATCGAATAATTTGATGTGAATTCCGATACTGTACCATGCAAGCCGGTCGCACATCAACGTGAACTGCGTGTACCATTCCTCGTTATCTTTCGACAAATCAAATTTCTTCTTCGCCGGGACAAACGGAAACGGATAAAAATTTGTGGCCGGCTGCCAAGGACTCATCAAATGCAGCCCCGCAGAGTTGATCGCGGGCGTTTCGTACAGATCCTTTGCAAATTGCTCGCAATCGAATCCGGGTTGCGAAACAGCTTCCCAAAAGCCGAGTTGTAATACTGGTGTTGCTGGTTTAGCCGATGGACGAGACATTCATTCCTCCTTAAAAATTCCGAAGCCCGCCAGCAATCGCCGCAAATCTGGACGGGCTTTCATGCTATTGCCGCGCCTGAGAACGCGGGGGATAGGCCACATCCGGTAGGGACTCGGCGTATGTTTACCAGAAGGGACTGTGACAAAAGTCATTTTGGATTCACCAGAATCATGACGAGGGCAATCAGCATCGCAGCGAGGGCAACAATAACAATCGTCCATACGCGCCTTTCGTGCTTCTGCGCGCGCTCCCATTCCTGATATTCAAACAGGTTAAATTTTCGTTCTCGCGGAGGAATGTTTAGCGTGGTCATTCTTCACCGTCACGGTTGATCATGGCAAGAAACGGATCGGGAATATTCTTTTGCTTGAGCCGAGCCTGAACCAGGTTTTTCCATGGAAATACAGGCGGTTCGAATCCGTTCTTCCATTGTTCACCACTTTCCGCTACGGCCTGAATTTCTTCAAAAGTTAGACCGTCCGATAATCTTTCACACATCAGACTTCCTCATCATCTGCCGGAAGCGGCTCTTTCCGTTCCGGTCGCGGGTGAAGTAGCGCACGAGATGCCTGGATGCTTTCTTCCGTGATCGGGATATTGTTAATCGCGAGGTGCTGCAGGTAAACAATCAGCGCGGGTAGGCCTTGTTCTGCGAGTAATTTGAGCAGCAAGGCGGCGATCATCCTTTTATCCTTTGCAGCTGCGTAATCAGGTCCAGCACATCTGTAATCAGCTTGTCCACGGTAGCAAGATCGAGTGGACTCTGCGAAGCATGGTAAATCGCTAAAGCCGCGTATCCTGCGTCAATGCTGTCGTGAGCCTTGGTGAGGACCGGCAGAATCTTGGTGTTGTAGTCTTCCGTGGTGATGGCGCCGGACGCTACCTGGGTGTCCAGAAAGCTATCTATCGCGTTATAAATTTGTGCGCTTGCGTTCAGGATCTTGTTTGCTTGTTGTTCGGATGTTCCCATGCTACCGGCACAGCCGATAAGCACGAGTACGAGAATGAGCGAAAGTGTAATTCGTGTTTTCATGGATTCCCTCCTGAGAAATATGGCACTTTTTTATAATCTGGTTGTGGAGATTCTTCCTCTGTGGTTGCACAAAAAGTGCAATCCGCATGATGTTCGGCGCACATAAAAGCATACCTTAAGCCCGCCGCCTTCCGTGGGACACGGCAGCCGCAATTGTGAATGACAAGAATCACAACGCTATTTAGGCTGACCTGGCCTACCGGAAGCGGAAGCAATTGTTTCATGCTATCCAGTCTCGATAATCCCCGTGATCGTCTTTCTTGGGAAGTGGCCACGTCACAAAAAACCACAGAATGATCGTTCCCGCGCACAGGACTATGAATTTCCAAGTCATACTTTCTCCTTCATTTGCTTGAGCCATCGGGAGATTTTCAAAGCTCCAAGCCACGCGCCCTCTCCTTCTTTCGTGATTTTGACAGGAATCAATTCAGGCTTGCCAGTTTCACGGTCAAACAGAAATATCCACGGAGATGTATGAATTCCTTCCAACTCCAGCATCTTGCCGTAAGCGACCTGTTGAAGGGTATACTCCACGTACATTCCTGACGACACCTTGAAGTCGAACCGAACAGGCATTCCCAACATTTCGCCTAAGGCATCTACGGTTCCGGCGCAATCTTCTTTGCGATCGTAGACGGGCCGTTCGGAATCGGAAATGGTGATTTTTCGCTCTTTGCAGATTTTCACGAATTCCTGGCAGCAAGAAGCAGCCACAGAATCCACAGGAAGGGCGTTTTCTGCCTCTGGGGCTTTGAATCCGGCCTCGATCCATGAATGGACAAGCTGGCCGCGATTCATGCCCGCCCGGGAGCGTTTCCGGTGCGCTCCCTTTGCTTCCTCAAACATCTCCGCGAGGGCAATTTCAGAGTAGCTTTTTCCCGGTTTGATTTTCTCTTTCATGGCCTCGACAGCCATATTTGCTGCCCAATACATCAGAACAGGTTTGTTCAGAACATCGAGGACAGACGTAACATTAAAGGCCACCGGCGCCCATGGATCTCCAAAAGCAGGAGCACCATTAAGGGCCACAAAATACTTGTGCTTGTCGTCCCGTTTTATCATGAACTTCCCGCCGTAAATTTCGACTGGAGCTATCATTAAAATTCCTTAGCACAAGAGCGGTAGCCTTTCCGTCTGGCTAATCTCCGGTACTCGCGGGGGCGTGGCCCTCTCAAAATCTCATCGCCTTTTCGGCGGTCTCGGGATAATCCCGCATGACCTGTTCCATTTCCTTTCCGGCTTCACGCTCAAGAATCACTTTAACTTCTTCAAGCATGGCAATAATCTCACGGATGGAGCCCGGGTCAACTTCGTCATGCAGGAAGTTGATGACCATGATCCTTGCCGTTGATTTGCCTTCCTCTACAATGATGCGCAACGGGGAAACTTCAAAGATTTTTTGACTTTTAGAAAGGAACATTTTCGACCTCCTCTTGGGTTAGCCCATGTTGTTCTTCTTCTTCGGGTGGATTCTGTTCTTCGGCCATATCGATCTTCTTCCTGATCCACTCAGGCAGCAATCTATAATCCTCCTGATACCCGCCGATTTCAAAGTACAGCGGTTTATTGACTGGCTCAGGAACCGTCATTCCCCGGGGGACCGTTCCTACTGACGCGATATTAGCAAAGATCCGCCCTTTGTCGGCCTTGTGAATGATGTTTACCATGCAGGGCTTCCCAAGTAATTGCTTGAGATCGAAGCCCTCTTTTCGTTCTTCGTCGGTTATTGGCCGGCCCAACCATGAATCCAGAATCTTGCGAAGGTTTGCTTTCTCACCGAGGGCCAAAGTGTATGTTTCAGGGCGGGCAAATGGGCGACCATCTTTCATGAGTTCAGCGGGAAACTCCCATGCAATAACTACTTGGTGCTGTTTTACGGGCAATCCCGTGGTTTCGTGAGTGAATTTAGTTACCTGAGTGCCACAGTCGGCTACCATATAGCATCGCGCTACCATGTTTCCTGCCGGAATAAGCTCCCGGTCTAGTGAATTGTCTTTTGCGAGTAACATTCTATTTTCTCCTTTTAGTACGGCGATACCATTTTTGGGTTGATGCACTGGCGATCTTCGCGCATTTTCGGCAACGCGATTTTGTTTTTAGTTTTCGTTTTCCGCATGTGATACACAATCCTTGCGCCGCTTTCCCAATCTGCCATTTGATTTGCCGATTAACTTTCATGCTGGAATTCTACAAGAAAGTAAACTCATTGTCAATACCTATCTTTCCTCGACGATGAAAAAAACGAAATAGTGGGCCTGGCCTTGTTTCTTTTCCTGATCGCCTCACACGTGGAGCGAGCCGAAAAAGTTACCATTAATAATCCATCGGATAATATGAAGTTCATTTCTTATTCCTAGGAAAACTGCGCGACCTGTAGTCCGATCCCTGTAGTACTATGGCGTCTGCATTTTCAAATAATCGGCTTGTGATTTTTTCGTGGTATCTTTTCTCGATAGCTTCTGAGTCCATATTCGTTGTGACGACAAGCGCGCCTTTGAGGTTTTCCAAAAAGATTTTGAATTGTTCGGGAAATAAATCTGAGTCCGTTATGATTCGTTCGCTGCCAAGATCGTCCAGGAAAACACACTGCGCCTCAATTGCGTAATCGTAATCTCTTTGTGCTAAATCTCTCGCGGCGAAATCGTGATACGACTGACATCGCCGGAACAAATCTGCAAGATCCGGCGCCTTCAGCCATTTGCAAGTTTGGAAGGCTTTCAGTTTGTAAACGAGGATTCCCCGGGCAAGGTGAGTCTTTCCGAGTCCGGTTTTACCGCACAGGATCAGCTTTTTCTTTTCATCGGAAGCGGCAAAATTGATGCACTTACGTGCGGCCGAGAGTTGGACTTGTGAATCAAACGTATCGAAAGTCATTATCTGGCCTGTTACGGTCGTGTATTCTTCTGCGATTTTCTGAATCTTTTCTATGTGCTTCTTTTGTAATTTCGCCGGGCAAGGCTTCAATGAAGACAAGACAAGTACTTTCTGATCATAGGTGTGTGAATCATGCTCCATCGTGTAAGTCCTGGGCTTCGCTGATAGGATCAACCAATAACCTTTGTGACAATAGATCGTATCCGGCTCCATAGTTGAAACATCAGAGACGCCAGGCTTTCCGCATTCACAATTTGGTTCCTCGTATGCTTCCCCGCGTTCTTCTTCTATTTCCTTTTTTGTTGTTTCGTACAGGCCCTGAAAGTCGCGTGATGTTCCTATTTTTTGCATTGCATTAACCCCATGCCCATTGGGCATTCATTATAAATCCTGCGTTCCGCCATCTTCACATATTCTGGATTCAATTCGATTCCGACAAACTGCCTTCCCGATTTCAACGCTACTATTCCGGTAGTACCTGATCCGCAAAACGGATCCAGGACAATTCCGCCATGCGGACAACCGGCAAAGATGCAAGGCTCTACTAGCTTTTCGGGGAATACTGCAAAGTGAGCCTCGGAGAAAGGCTGCGGGCCGATCCGCCACACCGAACGCTTGTTCCGCATTGCGCTGCATTGTTCTTCTTTTTCCATGTTGTCCCAGCGATCATTGAATCCGGCATGACGGCGGGAATGTCCGCGTTGCGGCTCTGCAATTGCGGCCGCGTCGTAAAAGTACTTTTTGGATTTTGTCAACATGAAAATGTATTCATGTGATCGGGTGCAGCGATCTGTAACTGATTCCGGCATACATGCTGTCTTTGACCAGATGATGTCCTGGCGCAAATACCAGCCGGGCTCATACATTGATGGTGGTTCCGCAATCCAATCGGGAATGTCGATGGATTCAAGATGATTCAGTTTCGACAAGAAAGACACGATCCATGCGCTCTTCTCTCTATTCTCGTCTCCCTCAATTCCCTTATTCCTTCCTCTGGTATTACTGTTTATCTGCAAAAAATTCCAAGCTAAAAGCGCTTGCTTCTTTTTGCAAACAAAATACGGATAAAGCTCAGCCAATAATTGCGCCTTCTCTCTCATTCCGTGCGCTATCCAGCGAAATGTATCTAGTTTCCCGAAGTGTCCGCGGCCATGCGTGTTGTGTTGCTGTCGTGATGTTTTCCAAATCCTGAAACATTCGTCCAACATTAAGGTATTACTATTTGTTACGGTTAAATGAATGCCGCGCCGAACTTGGCCGTTATCTTTTCTCTGGTGAGTGAAACCGCAAATACTGCCTTCACCGTCCATGATTGCAGCGAGCCATACTCTGTCGCGCTCTACAGCGATTCTGCCAATGTATCGCGGTGCCTGTAACGCTTTTGCTGTAATCCAGGGAATGCCAATCAGGTCTTTCTCTTTGAATCCTAAGGGAGGCTTTCTGGACTTTCCTTTATGCCCTGATATTTCATGCTGCGACCTAGCTTCTGAAATGGAACCGCCACCCCACCCCCGGCCGCTGGCAGCATACGTGTCTCCCAAATTCAGCCATAACGTTCCATCCTTCCGCAGCACCCTCCGCACTTCCGCAAACACGACAACCATTTTGTCAACGTATTCTTGTGGTGTGGATTCGAGACCGAGTTGGCCCACAATGCCGTAATCACGCAAGCCGAAATAGGGCGGGGAAGTCACGCAGCAATGAATAGATTCAGATTCCATGTTTTGCAGGATTGTGATGGCATCGCCGCACTGGATCAAAATTTACCATCCTTGAAGTCAGACACGTGGTTGACTCCGATCTTTTGTTGTTTGCGTTCCGGGTCCGGGATCCGCTTCTCCCTGAACCATACAAAGAGCCAAGTGAGATTGGTAGGGGAGTATCCCCGGATCATCCACTCGGTAGCATATGGGCGCAGATCCTCTGCGGTAGACTCTCCGATGGCGGCTATAACTGAATCGTACAGGAGTTTTTTGGGGTAGGTGCTCATTACTTCGCGGTAGGTCTGGATCTGGGGGCTATCTGATCTGGGGTCTTTTTTTTTCGGATGATGCCCATTGCCACCCGAACGAAGTGAGGGTGTAAGTTCTTCTTCTTTCTTTCTTATATTCTTTCTTTCTTCTATTGTTGCCCTTGCTCTGCCCTCCGTCTGCCCTTGCTCTGCCCTTACTCTGCCCTCATTCAAACTTGCTTCGTTATTCCATGTGAGGCAAGTCACATATTCACATATATTTACGTGAGTATACGGTCTAGCGTCTACTCTGCCTATATTTAGCACGGTTATGTACCCTGAATCGATCAGATGTTGGACGGCTATTCTTACTTGTTTATAAGTAAGTCTTTTGATGTGATCTGAAAGGAGGCGGTAAGAAGTTATGGTTTCTCCGATTCCAATCGTCACATTTTCGTGGTGGTGGTGATCGTACCAGATAGCAGGCTTCCAATTCGCTTTAATGATTAGATGAATCAGAACACGGAGAGCATTTGGGGGAAGGTGACTGATACGTTCTAGGTAGTCGCGGCGGAAAGGAATGAATCCGGCGTATGGGCCGTTTTCGTTTACTTGTGCAGGGTCAAATGAGGGTTCTTCGTAATCTTTTCCCAACTACTATTCTCTCCTGCCCAACGGTCAAGCTTATAAGTGCTTGAGGGATACGGACGGAGAATAAGCCGTTGGGACAAGCTTGCCTTTCGGGAGCTACCCGATCTGCAATCCGATCCCTCGTTACGAAAATAGCCTACAATATTTTTAGGCTTTTGTCAATAGCGGTCTTTTCGTGTTAGAATGTTAACCAAAAATGAATGATCTTGGAGGTTTTTGATGACGTTAATTGATGATGGTACTGAAAATTGGAAACAATTTTCCGATACGGTAACTATTCGTGAATGGGCGAAGTATTCAGGACGCGATATGTATCGTGGGGAATTTAGCCCCTGGCGCGGGTTCCGGTCTTTTGGCGTTACTGCCCCTACGGATCTTTTGGAATTGTTCGAGCAAAAACTGCTTGAAATGAAGCAATCAGCCATCGAAGCTTTCAAATGATCCGTCTCCCATTCGCTCCCGCCGGCGCGGTTCAGACCAGTGGCAAGCGCAAAAAAGTTGCCGGTCTTTTGTCGTTAGATAAAAAGCGGCTGTTTTGGATAGCCTGGCAGCGTTTCGCCCCAGATTTGCCCCCTCCGATTCCCGAATACGAGTTTCACCCAGAGCGCAAGTGGAAATTTGACTACGCCTGGGAACTGCAAAAAGTCGCTGTGGAAATCGAGGGTGGGATCTGGATACGGAAGGGCGCGCACAACACGGGGATTGCAATTGTGCGGGATATCGAGAAATACAATCAAGCCACTGTCCGGGGCTGGCGTCTTTTACGCTTTACCCCGGATCAGCTTACGAAAGATCCTACTGCGTGCGTTGATTTAGTTCGCGGTCTTGTCTGAATCTCCCGTTTGCCGGGGCGGAGCGGGGAAGACAGGAAAACTACATCCAGAGCTTCGGATATTTGGCAAGACTCCTTGCCATTTTTTCGCAGAATTCTGTAGACTCCTCGGCGAAAATCTCATTAATTATATGAGGCAATGTTTCCTGAGTTGTTTGCGTCTGTCGTAATTCTCTGAACAGTTCCTGCAGCATCGATTCCGTTAATCCTGGCGAACTTATTTCGACTTTCTGAAACAACATTTTCATTTTCATATCCTCCCCCCTGGCCCCGATTGCGCGGGGTGCAGGGGAAGACAGGAACTATGCGGACTCGTAGGTGTAGTGTGTCACTGGGCTTTCCGGAGTTCGACGCGGACGTCCGAGTAGCGCGCCTGGGTTTTGAGGCCGGCGATGCGCTGCGAATCGGTAGCGCAAGCGTAACCAAGAATCACCCCCGCCCAGTCTGTACAAGTACACTCATCTACGTCGCAGTATTCTACGATTTTGACATCTTCGCCATCATTCGTTTCCATATATCCCCTCACCAATCCGGAAATTCATTCAGTGATACTTCGCGGCTATGGTTGCCGTCCAGTACGTGTGCGCTGCTGACCTCTGGATGGTCGACAATATAGCCAGTAGTCGGAAACCCATGTTTGTTTTTGCAGCGCGTGGCTGCGGCAAGCGATACGTGCAGGTGTCCACACGTTCTGTATCCATATTCGCGTTCGTTAGACACGGCGAAATATTTATTTTTCATTTTCAAATCCTCCCTGCCACTCCCCCTGATAAGCAGGGGGATAAAGGCAGGACGTGAAAATCATTTGGCGTCAGGCAGGGAATCAATAAATTTTTCCGTGGCATCGGCTTCCTCAAGGTACTCGTCTTCATCGACATCCTCAAGCATTGCTGTCACAATCTCATGGTAATCGACTTCGGAAAGTGCGAGGAAGCCGATGCCAGCGTTCATCATATCGCGGAAAAAGCACGCGTCCGGAATTCCGAGTTGATATGATTCTTTCTCAATTTGATCCTTGAGAATATCGCGCAGCGCGAAAGCTGCATTCTCTTTGCGGGTGAAATTGCTGTCAGCTTCGGCATTATTGTACGCTTCCTGTGCTTTTTCCTGCCAGTAGCTGCTAAAGCCTTCGTCGTTGTCAATCCAAAGCTTTAGATTCCACGTTTCGTAATTCGACCGTCCGTTGTATGTTTTGTCTTCGCTCATTTTTTTTGATCCTCCCAGATCGTTTTTTTGATTTTGTTTAATCTTTGTCGCCTTTGATTTCTTTCAGTTCGAAATTCGGATCATCGCTCATGCTCAGCTGCCCGTGGGCGCGGGATATGTCTTTGATTCCCGTCCGGGTGTTTGTCCCTCGGAACAAGTCCTGGATTGTCGCATGATCCTCAAATAGTTTCCGGTTTGTAACGTAACAGCTTGCACACATTTTGTTGGTCAAGATATGTCCCTCTGATTTTTTGCATTTTGGGCACTGTATTTTCGTTTTCCCCAGGTTGGGAAATCCGCTAATTCCAAAATCAGACATAGAAAACCTCCGTGTACCGATTCCATGTAACTGTGATTTTGGATGGTCGCGCAATGGGAACCACGATATTGACGAGGATCCCATCTAACCATAGCTCCGCATATCCTTCCTTCCAAGCGGGGATTCCGGAGACAAGCTCCAGAATCCGGGGGCGAATGCGGTTTAGGTGTGTGCGGAATTTATTCATAGCGCCTCTGTTTGCGAAATGTCAAAGACGGTAGTTAAGCCGAACCCGCCGGTTGATTCTGTTTCCGTGTTTCCGTCCTCATCTTTGGTTTTTGATCCGAACGGAAACCAGATTGTAAAACCATGCTCGCCAGCTCGTACCGTTCGGCCGGCGGACTTCCATTGATTGAAGCCTGCAACGACGGTAGGGTTAACAGCGCCCTGGAAGCAGAGTAACATGGTGTTAACCATGCTATACTGATGTCCTTCCGGGTTGCATGGCGCAACGAGGGAATCAGATAGCGTCTTTCGTTCTTCATCGGACAGAGACGCTATTTTTTTGATCATGCCTTTGATCGCTTCTCTTTTTGCTTTGTGTTTTTCGGTCATTTTTATCCTCAAATTGTAAGGCTGGAAGCCACGCAAATCAAAACCAGAACGATCATGGTGATAGCTAGGACCATCAATAATTCCCACCCATCAAAAAAGTGTGTTTTCATCTTGTCCTCCATGCCACTACCTTAAGCAATCGCCATGCCAACATTATCAGCGACGGGAGATTTAGTAAAAGTGACAATAATAGTCGCCAGCCAAAGCAAATAAATGTCACTCTCGAGCCTGAACTAAACTGACATTTAATGTCAAATCAAAAAACGTGCCAAAAAGGTAAATCTAATATCTTAGTACTACACTCGTAGGAAACAGCTATTAGTAAAGGTAGGACGGAAAATCTCGAGGAGCACTTGACAACCAAAAAAATCTATGACATATGTCAGGACGCGCAGTTCCAGTAAACTCCATATTAAATACGTTTTCCCCATCGCTTCTCATTTAATCGCTTCATCCATTTACTGCGCTGAGCTCTGGTAGATTCAGTGATCCGTCGGCATGGCACTGGAATAAACGGAAACTCCTTTAGTGGAAATTCAGCGTAAAACGAGGATCTTCCGGAAGTGTACTTGATCCCTAAGTGAATCGCCCACGATAAAAAAAAGGGGATCCGGCCAGGCGATGTACTCCAAACAGTGAATGAATCCCGCACCAGAATAATGATTGTGCGGTATGGATCGTGTCCCCAACGTTTAGATGTGATTAAATTTTGCGCCTTATTCGCGTTCTTCTTACGTGTCATAACACTGTGAATTGTATCAAACTTGGGCACCACCGCGCAATACGTGGATATGTATAAGTTTGATACACTGATTACTAACGTATTAGATGTACGTTGATAGTATGACACTATTAGATTGTGTTGATCCGGCGATACCACAATGACCCGAAAGCCTAAGACCCGGCCCACTTTCCCATCCTCCCCCCCATGTATAAGTAATCTAGTTTTCCTCCCACAACCCAAAAAATTTGTGAATATTTAAGAGATTGAGGATTGCTTCAGGTTGACACATGGAATAGGATAAGAAGTGATGGGTACAACGGTTGGAGATGTGGCACGTGGAACAATTGGAACCTGAAGTACTGCCTATAGAAGTGCAACCAGTGCGGAGACGTGGTAAAGATCGTTCACCGCTGTCTCGTGCGGCGCGTCAGGGATTGAAGTTACTCACGCGTGGGGAATCGTATGCGGCGCGTCGGATGTCGAAGGACATGGGGATATCGTATGATGATGCGATTCGGATGATCTGTACGACGCGGTTTGCGGAACGTGCGCATCAGATTTTAAAGAACAAGGCGCGGGTAGACTTCGATCTGATTGTATATGAGAAGATGATGGAGATTATTACCGATAAGATCACTGACGAAAACGGCATTGAGGATTACAGGTATGCTGCAAAGGACCGGTTGACTGCGGCTGCAACGCTCCAAAACATGCTGCCCATGAAGTCAGATGCCTCGGCAAAAGGGGGCAAAGGGGCTACGGTGAATCTAACTTTTTTTCACGATTTGATATCGTCTATCTCTCCCAAAGAGTTAAATCGCGCAGCAAAGACGCATTTCCCGGGTATTGATGATTGACGTAGATAAGGCGGGCAAAGCTCTTGCTCACGATTTTGCAATTTACGCTCCCAAGGTTTTACGCACTCACAAAGACGGGAAAAAGGTTCCGCTAGAACTGTATCGTTTTCAAGTATGGCTCTGGGGAAAGATTCTCGCTTCGCTTCTTGCCGGAAAGCCAATCCGTGTGATGGTTTTAAAGGCCCGTCAAATCGGGATATCTACATTCTTTTTGGGTCTGATCTACTGGTTTATCACGATGAACCGCTACCGCGGGGCGTTCATTGTGGCTCAAAGGATCAAGGAATCGAACCAGTTATTCGAGCGGCTAAAGACGTTCTATAACTCTTGTCCGGCACAGTTCCGACCGGACAAGAAGATATTCAACCGCGAGTTGATTCACTTTGCTGCCGATAAGGACGACTCTGGACTGGAATCTAAGGCTACGGTAGATTCGGCTGAGAATCAGGATCTTGGGGCGTCTTTCTCGATTCAATACGCGCTTCTTGACGAATTCGCCCGGTGGGAGCGTTATTGTCCAGACGTGAAGACGGCGCTCACCTCGATATCAAACGCGATTGGCAGGAAGCCGGGAACAGGCATCTTTATAGTTTCTACCGGCCAACCGGGAAGCTACTTCCAGGAAATGTGGGAAGATCCCGACAATAACTACGAGAAGTTGTTCATACCGTTTGTAGCGGAGGAGACGTACCGTATTACACTCGAAATGGGAGCGTATTTTGAGCTTCACATTTCGGAGAAGCAGCAATTCGGAAACGAGCCGGAGGCTGCAGATATCATGCGGGCACTGCTTTTAGAGTGGTATCCAGAACTGGATTTCGAGCATAATCCGATCGCTTTAGAGCATCGGATCTTCGAATGCCTGGCGTGGCGTCGTGAGACGATCAAGTCAGAATGCGGAAACGATTGGCGCATATTCCATCAGGAATTTCCACTCACTGCGGCTCAAGCTTTTCTGAAGGCCGGAGAGGCAATGTTTGATCAACACAAGTTAGCCTCACAGGATGAACGGATCAAGAAGGCCGCAATTGTTCCCATTACTTGCGGTTTTGACCGGGACGCTTATCACGAAAACGCCCCCAAGGACTGGTGGCGATCTGCTTTTTTTGAAGATGCGCTTGGGCATTTCACGATTTATGAGGATCCGATTCTGGGAGCAGAATACGTGATTGGCGCTGATCCATCGGAAGGCTACGAGGATAGCGATTGCGCTGCTGCTGAAATCATGAAGGTGGAATTCTCCGACTCCGGATTACAGCATCTCACTGAAGTAGGTGTATGGGATGAACCGATTGAACCGGACTATTTTGCTGATCTGCTGGTAGCTGCCGGTACGATCTACAATAATGCGCTTTTGATATGGGAAGTAAATGGCCCTGGCAAAGCTACTACATTGCGTCTAATACGTTCCCATTATTACAGTAATCTGTATTGGCGCAAAGTTTTTGACGACAAGGTAACAGACAAGCGGGACAAGCGTTGGGGTTGGCATTCCAACATCGACACGAAAGAGCGAGCGCTCTTGAATCATCGCGCTTTGATACGGGATAACCTGATTCATTTTAATCATCTTGGCACAATCAAGCAGCATCGCGGTTATAAGCGAGCGGTCAACCGCAACGATCTATTGAAAAGCGGGTCCAGGAATGATAACATCGTGGTCGCTTCGGCTTTGGCAGGTATGGGCGCAAAAGAGATATATCGATTCAGGCCACAAAAGAAAGTGGTAAACGAGTATACTTATTCGTGGGTGCTTGAAATGGATCGACGTGCAAAGGAGCAAAAAGCGAATCCATTTGCAAATCGTAGCTATCCGCAGCATAATCGGTATTAAGCAATGAGCCAAAAAGATCCGGATTATAATTCTGAACCTGTAAAGACAGACGATGAATTTGTTCCGTTTTGGCTTGACAAGATTCACGCCACAGAAAGGGCCCTCAAAAAATATTGGGATCAGTGGGATTCGGATTATGAACGATACGCTGGCAAACACTGGAAAAACGAGCCGGACGCCCCGCCTTCATCGAATAATCCGCGATTAAAATGCACGGTCAATTTAACCGGCTCCCGCATTGCGGATCAAATAGCCTACCTGTTTTATAACGAAGTCACTTGGAAGATGAGTGCAAAGCCGAAAGGCGAAATGCTTGCTTTAGAAAATCTTGTGATAAAGAGCAGGCAGGCGCAGGCATTGATGAATCAGTTTTGGTCTGACGGCGATATGGACGATCAGTGCATTTTATGTTTAATGGATGCTGCAATTTGCGGGACTGGTGTAAAGTTTACCGGCTACAATCTGGATTACGACAAAACACACACGCCGGCAAAACAGGGCGAAATCGTCCCGCCTGATTTTGTAAAAGAAGATGCTCCGTGGGTTGAGTGCATTTCTCCATATTTGTTTTTACCGGATCTCGATGCCAGGCAAAAAAATCTCGCTACTTCGCGTTGGTGTGGGTTGATTTATTACGTGAGCTATCACGATCTGGTCACCAACGACAGATATATCAAGTCAGTGCAGGACAAGATTGGATCCGGCGAAGTCAGTCTTACTTATGGCAAAAGTTATCTTGATGGGTGCGACCGCGAAGATGAAATGAAGGGTTCAAAGATGGTTAAATGCTATCGCGTCTTTGATCGCCAGCACGACAATTATTTTGAGTTTGCCGACAGATGCGAAGACTATCTATTTCACCAATCGTACAAAGAACGCTATGGGCATCTAGACGGATTTCCACTTGAAATTTTGACGCTTTCGCCGCTTCGTAATCAGTGGTTTGGAATGTCTGATGTGAAGTTCCTAGAAGATTTGCAGGATCAAATCAACTTTGAGCGCACGTTTGAAATTCAACATGCGCGGCGAATGGCTAGTCGAAAATACATGTACAGAGAAGGTGCGTTTGATGATACACAAATGTCCATTTTGATGAACGGTGACGATGGCGCTTCGGTGGGAACCAAAGATATTCAGAATGCCCTTGCAATAGTCCAGGATCTTCCTATTTCGGGCGACCTATACACACTGGGAAACATCATCAAGAACGATATGAATGAGCTTCTGGGCGACAAAGTGCAGCCCCTTCCGTCACGGGCATCAGCAACCGAAGCGCAGATTCAATCAGCGCAAGTGGGAGCAAAGATTAACGCAAAGCGCAAACGGGTCAAGAAGTTCATCAAACGAGTCGGGCGCCAAGTTTGGCAACATACGCAATTTTTCCTGTCTTCCGAAAAGGCAGTCCTTGTTTCCGGCGGCCAATGGGTGAAGTTGAATCCGGAAGATATCAAAGGCGAATACGATCTGGATCTGGAACCGCTTGAAAAGCCTGAATCTGACGCGCAAACAGAATCACGAAATGCTCTCCAGGTTCTTCAGATTACAGTTCCTTCAATCCCTGTGATTCAGCAAGCTTTGCAAGCGGAAGGAAAGACCCTGCGTCTCGCTAAAATGTTTGAATGGGTTTTCTCCAAGCTCGGCGCTACCGATATTGGTGAATGGTTTAGCGTGGCGATGCCGCAACTTATGCAGCCAGTCGGTCAGACAGCCCCACCTCCGGCACCGACAAACGGTAGCGCTGTATCGCAAAATGCAGTCAATCCAGTATCTGAACTCCAAGGAGCGGGGCTGAATCAATGAAGCGGTTAGATTATCAGTGTGATCGTTGCAGTCATATTTTCACCGTGTCTTTTTTGTCTGTTCACGATTCTACTGATGGCGTCGTCTGTATAGTTTGTGGCGGTCCTACCAAGATCATTTATCTTGAGGGGTTCCAGGTCCAAACTGACGATTACTGGTCTGGAAACAATCCGATGCAAAAACGGATTCAGAAACTGGTCGGCGTTCCAGTCTACGACAAAAAGAAAGCGGAAGCGTTACTTGCTGCCTCTGGTCACGGAGTCAGGGAAGCTGGGATGGATCGGGACGCGAAACGGAACAAACAGTACATCCAGGAAAAAGAAGATAAGGAGCGTTCTGAATTTGTCGGCGAAACTGTTCACAAACTTTCAACGGGAATGCTCCCGCTTGACAAACAAGAAATTAAAGGAGTAGATTAGTAGCAAGATGTACCATACGGCGCGTCCGCTTACGATCAAGGAAATGGAGCGCATTATCGCTATGCTTCTTACCGCTGATCGTGGAAATGTGCGACGCACAAAGCGGGACAATTTTCAGATGTATGAATATCTTTTCAAAGATTATGGCAAGGTGATGGATGCCTTACGGAGTTGATAAAAAACTTGGCGGCGATTCCCACGAGAATGATTCATGGATGGAAAAGTGTGTGGATAAAGTAATGGCAACTGGAAAAAGCAAAGAGAGCGCAATCAAGATTTGCAAGTTCACTATGAAGAAATCTAAAATGTTAGAAGGAATGGAGAAGAAGTAATATGTCAGAAGAAAGTAGTAGCGGCGACGTTCAGATGATCGATGGCGAACTGCAATATGTTCCTGATGAATCCACGATAACGGATCAGCCAGCAGCAGAAGCCACAGGAGCGCCTGCCGAAACCCCTGTCACCGAAGACGCCTCGCCTCCCGCAGTAGATCAAACTGTTCCAATGGAACGATTTAAAGGCTTGGAAAAGGCCATGACCCGTCAGGCCAATGATATGAGTCAACTGAAACAACAAAATCAGTTTCTCACGTCCGCATTGGAAAAGTTTGTTACTGCGCGAGCGAACCCCTCAAACAACGGGGGCGGGGAAGCACCCGCTCTCGATTTGCAGGACATTCTCTCCGATCAAACAAAAGCGATCCCATTTCTAGCGGCTGTCTCGAAACAAGTTTTCGAAAATCATCCCGCATGGAAACAGATGCAAGACTTCATGGCACAATCAGGACCTCAAACTCAGGCTAATACGTTGTGGCGTGAAGCATCGGAACTAGCGGCTGAAAATAAAGAATTTGTTCCATTGATTCCGCAAATGAGAAAAATCATTGAAGCGTTACCCGAAAGGAGTCTGACTTACAAAGAGGCATTTGAACTTGCCAAAATTGCGAGTCCTGCCGGTGTTTCGGGAGAGGCGGTCAATGGTAGATCGCAAACCACTACCCCACAATCAACCCGACAAGGTGTTTCTGCAGATGATGTACTTAAAAAGGTAGCAGCCGCTTCGATCAATAGAGGCGGTTCTCCCTCCGGTACAGGCATCCCGCAGATCAACAACCCCAAGGATGCGGTTTTGGCGGCAATGGCTGAACACGGCTGGAAGTAGTTTCAGTTAGTGTATTTTTAGCGACCGGCCTGAAAATTTAAGGTGCTCTTTACGTTTGTTTGTGGAGGGACTTCATGTCCGCCAATCCTGATTTTGATCAAGTAGCGGCTACTACGCTAAAACTTTACATTCCAAAACTTCAAGACAACCTGACACGTAACCAGGCTCTCGTATATTCCATCAAAAAGGAAGGGATGTATGAGGAAAAGGAAGGAGGCGAAACAATCGTTGTTCCGTTGCTTTCTTCTGAAAATGATACGGTTGAATCTTTCGCAGGTGATGATCAGTTCTCAATCGATCCGCAAGATGGGATCGATGCAGCAGAAACGAACTGGGCGCAGATGGTTGGAACAGTCCGCATCAACGGCTTCCAGCAATTTGTAAATCAGGGCCGCCAGAAGGTAATCGATCTTCTGGATTCCAAGCTCCAGCAACTTGAACTGTCCATGAAATTTGAGGAGAACCGCCAAATGTACGGAGACGGATCCGGAAATGGCGGAAAAGATATGGACGGTCTGGCTGCTGCGGTTGAAGACGGCACAGCATGGTCTACCTATGGCGGAATCGATTCAAACGCGAACGTTTTCTGGAGAAACGTGTTTATTCCTGATGTGGGCGACTTCCAACTGAACGGCCACGCGGCGATGGTAAACGGCTACAATTCGGCTTCCATCGGCACCGATCATCCGAAACTCATCACCACGACTCAGGCGATTTTCCAGGCTTTTGAAATAAAGCATGAAAACCAGAAGGTCTTCTACAACGACGATATGTTGAAGGCTGGGTTTGACAATTTTATGTTCAAACGCGCAACCATCGTCTTTGATGATGATATGGATACAGGTGAAATGTTGCTGCTTAATACCACGAAGATCAAGTATATCGTGGGCAAGGGGCGCAACTTCACTATGACTGACTGGAGACGGATGTTTGACCGAGACGTGCGTTTGGCTCAAATGTTCGTTCACCGGAATATCGTTGTCTTTAACCGCCACGCGCAAGCGCGGCTGACCGATATCACTACATAGTTAGTGGAGGAGATTTCATGCCGGAAGTGCAAAGCTATGACGATGAAGGCGATGTTTCCATTGAGGTAACTGCCGGACAACCAGAAAGTGAGAATTTTGATGCGGGGATTAAGGGGGGCGTAGTTGCCTCTAGAATCCAACTCACAGAAGAAAACACAAATGATAAGGATGGACTTTACACCGTTACAGGTATATCTGCTAATCCACCCGGGAAGAAGCCTCTCAACATTGTTAGAAGGCTTCGAAATCATCCAGCCTTGTGTAAAATTTGCAAACCGGCAAAGGATTTCTTTGCTGAGTATGTGGCGCAAAAACAATTTCGTAGACGCTGGCCTAAAGGACTGCGTGATAAGTCTGTGACTTTTGCGAGTATCGATGAGGATGAAAAGATATTGATCCTCAAAGATTTAGAGAAGCACAAAAAGAAGCATACCCTTTCGGATCTAGGTCCTGTGCGTTATTCAGATGCGCACAAAGCATGGACTGGTCAGCGAAAATAGGAGAGGTTCGTAATGGCATTAACGAAAGCAGAAAGAATTGTTCACGATGCGCTTCCGCAATCGGAGCAAACCACGGCGAGTGTGACTTCGGTCATTGAAGGCGGAAGAAGGGAAGTCACCATTGCAGCAGCAGCGGTTGCCACACTTCGTGGAACACCGGTTGAATTGGTTCCAGCTCCTGGTGTGGGCCGGGTCTTGGAGTTTGTTTCGGCTCAGGTCTTCCTGGATTACACGGCTCCGGCATTCACCGAGTCTGCCGACAATCTGGTTGTCAGATATACAAACGGTTCGGGTGTTGCGGTATCGCAGGTAATCGAAATGACCGGCTTCATCACCTTGACTGCTGACTCAAAAACAAATGGTCAGCCCACGATTGACGCTATCGTTTCTGGCGCGGGAAGCACGAATCAGGCACTGGTGCTTCACAACAATGGCGATGGTGAGTTCGGAGGTGGCGGCGGCGCTATTCTTCGCGTACACACCGTTTATCGTGTCCATGACACTGATTTCTAGGAGGATAGATGGCACGAAAAGCAGTCAGTATCAAAGAGGCTGTCGGTAGTCGGTGTGTGAAAATCAACTTGTCGCTCAAAGAACAGAGTGGCGGAACAGGCAGGATTCACGATGTAGGTTACATTTATTTGAATCCAGTATATTTTGCCTTGGTCGCCGGAGATAAGACTTTGATTGATAATTTAACAATCGGAGCGACAACTGCAGCGGATTACGACGTAGAAACACCGGCAAACACGTAGTGGGCGTCTGCTTGAGGTCAAAATATGACTGTGCGGGAGCTTGCTACCAAACTGGCGGTCGATGTCGCTGGAACTTCGCGCGTCGATATTAAGACGATTCGGAAGATCGAAGAGCATATCCGCGATGTGTTTAAGATCGTCGTAATCGCAGCAGAATGGCCCTTTCGCAAAGGCGTGGAGCCTGCTTTCAATACGGTTGCATCTCAGGCGGAGTATGACCTGTCGTCGGCGGCGCTCTACCCGATCTCTGTCCGGATTGATCAACGGCCCATTAAGTTCATTCCATTGACCGAAGCTCAAGAGAAAATCTGGCAATTGGATATAACGCAAGGGACTCCCGTAGCGTGGTCGGTAGCTTCTTACGATGAGGCGATTTCGGCGTATCAGATTCGGCTAATTCCCATTCCTTCGGGCGTTCTTCCGGTCACAGTTGCAACTCAACTCATGCCGGTCGATCTTGCTTCGAACGACACGATTCCGCTTCCATCCGATATCCTGGCCGTCGTAAAACAGGGTGCAATACAGCGTATACACGCTGACGATGGAGCTACCGAAAAGGCGACCGCAAGCGGGCAAATTTTTGCAGATTTGATGCGGCTTGCAATCTCACGTTTCAATCCGACAAAGGGGAATCGTCCGGTTCGGCAAGTTTCATCAATTCTGGATGGTGAGTCCGGGTGGCCGTATCCTGATCCGAGGTTCTCGTAATGGCGCTTCCGACCTATGGTGACATTGCCGAACAAATCGCGGTGGAACTTGGAAAAGATCCGGATGAGCCGGACTACAATGCCATGCTAGTGGTTTTTCTGGCTGAAGGAATCACTTATATATGGAATCAGTTGTGTTGGTACTTCGGTCGAGAGAATGAGGAAATTGTAGTAGAAGACGGAGTATCAGAATATCCGTTGACATTTTACCATTCGGACGTTATCTGTATGCAAATTTTGGAAACAGGACAGGAAGTGATTTACAAACCGATCGAGGCGATCATTTCTGATAACGATCCTTTGACGCGAGCGGCTGATCTTGAAATCTTGGAAGGTGAAGATCCGGAAGTCATTGATCCGCATATTGGCTATCCGACTACATGGCACATGAAAGGATTAGATTTGAGTACTCCCTCAACGAGTCCGATGGTATCGGTGTTTCGTCTTCATCCCGTTCCGGTTCTGGGTGATGATGATGTAATGACGCTGCTTGTGGTTTGTAACAAACGTCTCGCAGTGCAGCCTATTGCAGGAAACAATCTGCCTGTCAGTTTTGAATTCTTTGCTCCCTTACGTTACTACGGACTCATGCGGGCTTATTCTGCCGATCAGGATCAGGCAAATGCGGATCGCTACGGAAAGCTGCTCTCTGATACTCTTGCAGGCATGATTCCGCGGTATGCGCTTGAAAATCCTGAGCGGATCAGGACGCGCAAAACACAGAACCAGGGTGTGGGCAAAGAAGTTGAGGTTGGAACATAATGCCGTATCAAACACTCGATGTTCCGGATTTCAACGGTGGATGGAACAACAAATCTCCACAGAGTAAAATCCCCGAAAATTCCGTATTCAACATTCTCAATTTTGAGTACGATGAACAAGGGAATTCGGTATCTTCGCGGCTCGGCTCTCAAGAATTGGGACGGGGAACTGGCAGAATCAGTTCTACTTACGGACTTAAATTGTCAGCGGGTGGAGATAGCAAAAATGCGATTACAGATTTCGATAATGGAAGAATTTACTCATTAGATCCGGTAACCTTCGGACTTTCTGCTATTGATGGTGGGGCTTTGGTCGGATCTTCCGCTACCGTCCAGTGGAAACAATGAATAATTTGGCGATTGCGGGATTAGGAACGGCCTCAGTTAAAAATCCGTTCAAGTGGACGGGCACAGGAAACGGCGCGGTTCTGGGGGGTAGTCCTCCAAAAGCAAAATGGCTCGAAGTCTGGAATCAGCGCTTATTCCTTGTTCCCTACGACAACCGAAATCGAATTTATTGGTCGAAACTTGGCGATTCGGAAGATCACACAACTACAGGTGTAGCTGGTTCTGGATTCTTGGAGATAGGCTACAACTCCGGCGATTTGATCACGGGGATTTGGGCGCACAGAGAACGGCTATTCATCTTCATGCGAAATAGAATCTACGTTGTCATCACGGCAAATCCAAACACTGACCCTACTTTGTGGAGATTGGAACTTCTGGAAAAGGAAGGTGGTTGTCTTTCAGGACTCTCAATTCAGACGTTTAATAACGATGTGATTTTTATGTCTGATCATGGTTTTGTCAGCCTGAACATTTTGGCAGGTGGTTTTGCCGATTTTTCTCATGCGATTATCAGTAAAGGAATGAAAGTCAAAGGAGAAGTAGAAGCCAGTTCAGATTTTGAGGCGATTCCTTTTGCGTCGGTTGTGCGACAAGATCGACATCAATACTGGTGTGTTGGAAATTCAGGTGTAGACGAACGTTACGCTGGCGCCGTATTCAATGATATTTTTGTTTTAGATTTTACGCCGGATAACAATCCACGCTGGACTCGATTTAGAATTAGCATGGGGATAGATCTTCCAGTAGCGCAGTACTCCGGATACGACCCGGAATATCAGCAATGGATTGCTCCACTTTCATTTGGTTTAATTGAAGTTTCTGGACTGCAACGAATTTTGATAGGCTCTCAATTTTATGACGTTAAAAAATTTAACGATACAGGCCAAGCAGAATTTCCATATCATCTTTTCCCAAATTTGGCGATAAGCGCCCGCGAGAAGTATATGGACGCATGGATTCCTGGTACTCGGTTAACTGGGAAGATTGTACGACGGGTTGAAAGTCGCGCATTCGATCAGGGATTACCGATGCAAGAAAAGCGGTATCGACAAATCGGATTGTCTATCGGTCTTGCCGATGATACACAAACCGCAGCAATGGACGTTCGTTGGAAATTTGATGAAGACGCGGACAAAACAGGTGCCGTGACCGTTGTATTTAATGGAGACGATGAGCAAAATCAAAAAACGCAAATCGCTGTGGGTGGATACGGTTCCGGTACAGGGCAGCGCGGGACGTCGATGTCGATTGAGATTGTGGATCTCACAGTTGGTGATGGTGTTACAATCAAAGACATAACGGTAGACGCAATGCCGTTGACTCAGAAATTTATTGAACGGAATGGAACGATTTCACAATATGGTTTCGTGGCCCCGGCTCCTGGTGATACTGGCACCAGTACGCTACCGGTCACTTGGAATTGGTCAAATGTGCTGCAATCGTTACAGGAAACTCGGAAGATCAGAAGGCTGATCGCTTCCGATACAAAACGTGGAAACAAATCGCAAATATTTACAGGAGCTTAAATCATGGGAAGATACGCAATAAGTGGACGTTCAACAGCAACAGCGGCTACCGCAAATCATGCGGGTGCGGCTGTATGGAACGCTTCGGCGGTGCGGCAAATCAAAGTAGTAGAGATCTGGTGGTTCAAACGCGTTGCCACTGCCGACAACATCGCATTGCAGCGAATCACGGTAAGAGGTACGCCTGCAAGTACAGTGACTCCGGATATTGATAACGATCTGGAAAAAGTCGTTGCTCCTGTTTCCGGATTCGTGCTTGATCTTGGCGTGTACTCAGCAGAACCGACGTTTTCTACTCCACCGCTTGCACAAACGAATCTTCCTGCAAGTCTGGGAGCGGGATTTATCTGGGTATTTTCAGGCATCTGGATTCCTGCCGGCACAGGACTTGCGCTCTACACTCCTGATGCGGTGGTATTGCAGCCGGGTGATGTGACGTTCATTGTGGATGACTAAAAATGATGCTGAAATGTTCTGTGTGCGGAAGTAATTTCGAAGTTCACGCACACGATAACCGTGACGGTGAAATTCAGAGAATCTACTTTTCGAAGGCGAATTCTTCGAAACACGGCGGGACATTTGTCACTAGTGGCGTAAAATATAATGGTTCAGACTGGTGCGGTCGATGTTTTGAAAATGAGAAAGAAAATTTGAAAAATGCAGGAGGTGCTCCATGGCTGGCAGTATAGGCGGAACGAGTATTTATCAACAACCCCACATAAATCCTTACATTGCTCCAACCACGTTTCCTTCTGTGTCTGGCGGCAATTACACGCCTTCGCCATATGTGGCGCCTGCACTTCCTCCGCCACCGGCTGGCAGTTACACGCCACCAGCATATATCCCGCCTTCGTTTCCACCGCTTCCACCGCCTCCAGTTGCGCCAACGTATCAGGTGCCACGATTGGGGGCGCTTCCGACACTTCCTAATAATCAGTATTTACCGAAGTTGGATGAGATCCTTGCGGCGTTCGCAAATTTTCAACCCTACGGCAATCTGCCTCCTGAACTGGCGGCACTTCTAGAAACCCAAAAAAGCTCAGCGCTTGCAGGCTTCAACGCCGAACGCGCCGATACCTTGGGAAGTCTTGTTACCGATTTGTGGGGTAGAGGTGTTGAGCGTTCCAGTATCTCGGAAGAGGCCGCAAGTCGCACGTCGTTACAAGAAGCAGCTGCTCGTGGTGGACTCGAAAACGATGCGGCTATGCGCGAATTGATGCTGCGAGGCGGTATTTCCGGGCAATTACTTCAAGCACTGGGTGGGCAAGCGGGCGTAGCGGGCCAAGAGGCAGGGATCTCCGGAAACACCGATATGGCGCGGTATCAGGCTGCGATCCAAGCCGTGATGTCACAATTTGGGGCAGATGTGGGTGGCGCAAACGCTCAGTTCAACGTCAACTCTCAGTATGGCTTATTGCCCTATGAAAGCGCAATTCAAGCGGCAATGGCGCAATACGGAGCTGCAACTTCTGGAAGTTTGGCCGGGTACGGAGCGCAACTACAGAGTGGTCAATCTGCCCAAGATTGGCTCCGCAGTATGGTGTCGCAACAGTACGGCGCTCAGACTTCCGGAAGTTTGGCCGGCTACGGGGCGCAACTACAAAACGATCAATCTGTACAGGATTGGATCCGTAATTTCATTTCGCAGATTCTTGGTGGCGGCATGGGCGGGACGAACTTTGGAAACGCCTTCACTGGCACAGGCGGATCGAACACGGGATCTACATCGAGTGGGATTGGTGGTCCCCCTCCGGCTCCTAGTTCTAACATTGACATTCAGTCATTGATTAAACAGTTCATCGCCAATCTGCTCAGGCAGTACGGTGGAATGAATTTTAGCGGAAATCAGACGAGCTTTTTGTAATGATTAACCCACGGCCACCTTTTGGTGGAGCAGGCACTTCATCAGGGCCTGATGATCAAATTGCGGGAGCTTTGTACAAATTTGGCCTGACGCCCTACAATCCACTTTCCGATGTGTACAAGTTGAGTTTTCCGCATTATGGTTACATCCGTATTGGTAATCAGGTTTACACATACGACGCTTCAAAAACGTCTGTGGCTGCGATCCAAGCGGTTCTTGGGCCGCTCCGGCAAGGTGAAGTGGACTATGAGTCGCTTTCTCCACGTAGGAATCCTGCTACAGTTCTAGGCCATGGAATGTATGATTCTCAAAAGACGCCGATTAGAATAAATACAGAAGAAAAGGATGCACAATCCGAAAAACTTCGGCAATTAGGACTCCAACAATTGTACTATCAAGCATTTGGGACGCCACAGGAGTAAAATGATGCCTTTTCCGTATACGCCTCAACTCGCAACTGCATCGGCGCCGCTGCGATCATCCATTCTTGGTCAAGTAGGCACTGGCTGGAATCAGGGAATCATGCCGAACATTCCAGCCATGCCGACACTTCCCGCCCAAGCGCATTTTACGCAGCCCCAAGGGATGCCGTGGAGGCAGCAGCCTTCTCCAGTGCAGTATCTTGGGCCTCCAGTGCAACAACAGTCACAACAGATGGGCTATCAACCAACCTGGGGACAGCAAGGCGGAATGGCGCAGAACCAGCAAATGGCCGCTAATCCCAATGATATTTTGATGCGGCTTCAAGAAGAATTTCGGCGTAGACAACAAATTGGCATGTTTCCACAAATGCCAGGAGTACTAATCCGATGAGGGGAATAGATGCTTTTATATTATAATCCCGACACGCAAGAATGGTCGAATTTCCCGAAGCCAGGATTTGTGATCGCGGATCCTGATTATCTTTTCGGTAATCAAAGCTCAAAGCCTGGAAGTCTCGGTTCAGCGTCCAAATCTGCAATACTTGGTCAAGTAGGCGCTGGCTCACCGTACGTTCCCCCCGTGGCGTTGGGCCAAGCGCCCTCGTTATCCTCCAATCCACAGCCGGGAGCCACATTTCCTGCATTTGAGGTTCCCGGC